CATATTAGCATGTAGTGCAAGTCTGTCAAACATTTAATTCTGGTAAGCTCAATTTTGTGGTATCCAACCACAATACAGGAACGGGTACACCAGCCGCAGCTGTGTTCTCTGCCAAGCGTTTTCTAGTCTTAGTGCTCAATACAATACCCTTTCTTTCTATCTCATTATAGAAGCTCTTTACAGGCACTCTTCGCTCTGCACACCATCGCTCTAGGGCGCTCTTCGCTATATACATATGGTTAGTGTCAGGCTCTATACGTACCACTAGCTCTCCCATTGCCTCTCTGACAGGGCGCTCATTTAATAACACGCTACCCACCTCTATAGAGGTGCTATTAACTACAAGAACATTTCTATTATGCTCGTTTAAAAACCTACCCAGTATCGATACCGAGTCCTCAGAGCTACACTCTTTTACTGTAGCTTGTACAGAACCTAACGTAGTAACAGCCCATTGTTTAATGCTATCTACATCTATGTCATGCAAACCTAATCTTTTAGCGATAATAGCACCTGTGAAAGCCGCCGCACAACATGCAGAATAGAATCTTTGTTTACCAGTAAATCCAGCGCACTTATCAAATTCTTTTTGGGTCTCTTTTAACAACTCTAAAACTTCAGGTAGGTTATCTACAACATAAGTCATAAAAACTTCTCCAGCCATACCATAGTTTTCAGGCAGTAATTGGTCATACCAATAGTCAGATTCTTCTTTTGCTAAAGAGTCGTCACTTTCAATTTCGAGCTCTATAATCCGATACAGCTCACCTTCTACTGATGCTCTATGCTGTTTTAAAGTGTCGTATAAACTGTTATTGCCTGATGTTACGGCTATGGTGTTCCACTGAGTTACGTTTTTACGCAGTGTATTTGTATGTGAGGACATACGGTTCTTGCCTGAGTTTTGAGATATAGAGAAGACAAAATCACTCAATGCCTCACCATCCATATTAGTGATCTCATCTATTAACAAAGGCAAATGACGTAGCACCCCAAATCTATGGTACTTGGCGTTCATGGTATCTTTGTTATTCATCATAGTCTTAACGGGGTCACCCCATATACTACCTGCCATTTTCTGAGCAGTAGTTTTACCCACACCTGATGCTGCATTGGTGAGATGCACCGTTACGCTACCTAGATTTAAGAAGTTATATAAAGGAGCACCAAACCCTACAAACAATACAAAAGCTCGTGCTTCATTGCCCTTCTTAGCGTATAAATTAGCGATAGTTCTCCATGTATCTAAAGACCCCTCACGTTGATATAAAGGAGTTACTTCGTCAGTTGATGCTGATGTAGGACTAAATAAAATACCCTTATCTAGTGCCACTTCACGGCTACCCATAACGAAACTTGTATTATTATCGTGCCAACCAAAGCTGGCTCTTGCTTGTTCTGGTTTGTCTTTCAATTCCGCCACCCAATCTTCAAAATATTTTTGTAATAACCCTAGTGTTCTAGGTGTAATAGCTTTATACACTCCATGGAATGTAAGCAGTTCCTGGCACTTATCTCTCTTACCTATAGCCGTCAGGGGGGCTATAAACTCTGTAACCTTTTTAGGCTCATTAGGGCCCTGTGGCTCTATATGTACTATCTGTATGGAGGAACCTCCATGATGTGGGTCGTCTAAACGCTTCTTAACCCATAGGTCATTTTCATAAATAACATCTTCTATTTGCTCCGGTGTTTCATCACCGTCCTGCACTTCCATACTAAGTCTAACAATGCCTCCAGAAGCTCGTCTAGCCCACCCAAAAGGATATTTATGTGGTGCTTCCATGGTTACATTTTGTTGTAGACTCTCATGCGCTAAGTCTTCAATGCTGTTGTCAGTAGGCGATGCTAATTCTACGTATTTACCTAATTGTATAGGGCTTGTTATCTTTCCTTTATGTATGCACCCTCTACATATATCAGGGTTATCCTTTTGAAACTCTAAGCAGGTACGAGGACCTTTAAATCGTGAAGACTTTTCCTCTGTCTCACTAACGGTATAATTTGGGTGTCCTTCAGATATAGTATGGATTGCCTCAGCTCCATCTGTACATGCTTTAGCTATAGATAATATAGCCCACCAAAGAGGTTCTTCTAATGTAGTGCGATGCTCATCCGCATACAACACTTGTGCGCACCCTGCACAACGCTCAAACACTTTATTCTTAAAAACAATAGATTCATTACCTTCATTATCCGTAGAGACTACCTTTACTTTTTCTTGGTTGGAAATGAACTTACGGCTTTTACGAAGAATGATCTCAAACTTACTAGGGGGATACTCCCCACCCATAAGACTCTTTGTTAAATCATCTGTCTGACCTAAGTTTAGAGTGTTATGTGTAATAGCTGGAGGTACAATCTGTGAAAACTCGGCAAAGGATATAGGCTCCACTGCTGTTTTTATATATACTCTTTTGCTCTTACTAGGATCTTTTGTATTAACGGTATCAGGCACTCGTAAAATACGTGCTCCGTCCCCTGTCACACTACTATCAACTTGAAACCCAAACTCATGGGTAAGTTCTTTTAGTCTAATACCTACAGGCTTCCATATGTTATAAGGTACATCTTCCCCCAGCATCCAATACGCATGAATGCCATTACCTGAATCTACTAGCATCGGCACAGGTAACCCAGTGTGCTCACAAAACGCATACAGGGCAGTTACACCTTCTTGTTTACTTTTGTAAAACTTAGTTGGTCCGCAATCAATATCCACAAAATATGAACGATGATATGCAATATTAGATACTGTGGCTTGCTTGGTGTTATCTACAAATGTAGGCGTAGCAAAATAGGCTTCTCTACCATCTGCTACTAGCTGCTCTATATATTCGTCTGCCTCATCAAAATCAATGAAAAATTTAGAGACAGGTTTACCGCGGGTCTGGTCGTAGTACAGACCTCTTATATTAATGTAGCCCGATGGGCTAAACATCATGTCAAAAAATTCTCTCCGTGTCATAGCTCTATGCCCGTATAAATTAGTGCTAAAAAAGGGGGTGATAACACCCCCTATCTGGGATAAAACTTAGTCCTCGTCATCTCCCCATTGACTTAGAACATCAGCAAGATCCTTAGCAGGAGCAGGAGCGGCTTTCTTTTCCCTTACCACAGGCTCCACTTCTGGAGTAGCTTGCACTTTAGTTTCACGGAATACAGGCGCCGCAGGTGCAGGGATATAACCAGCAGTTGGGGTTTTGTTACTATCAGCTACTACAGGATTATAGATCACCGCATCTAATGCTTGTTGGTCTCTACCTAAGACACCCGCTGCTTCAATCTCTTCTACAGTTAACGCCCTAGCCGCTCTAAATGTTAACTTAGGTGCAGTAGAACTCGCATCAAAACGAATCTCTGTAAGTACACTTGATATAGTTAACCCATGACCCCCAATGAATTTAGCATATGCACCTAAAGGCATTTTACCGTTTTCAGCTTTACCAAAAATAGATTGCGCAGGGATAACCATACGGTAAATATCACTGTTCTCATGAGGTGACCCAACAACAACCGCCAATCTACGATTGAATCTACAAGCTCTTGAAGTGCCTTGACCCGAACCATTTATATTCATTGGGCATACAGCACATGCACTCGCTTGTGGGCTTTCAGAAGAAGGGTCTGGTTTAGTACCATCGTTAGACCAACATACAGGGGCTGACTTTTCACCTTCTTTATAAGTACCTTCGTAATAAGTACGGCTAATATGTGGTGCTGCATTAACAATAACCACATCAAGCGCACGGTCTTCACTAACCATAACTTCTTGACCATCCACAACCATACGGAAGCTTCCACCTCTGATAGAGATAGTCTTGTTACTACCACTGCTACCCATAAGGCTTTTGGTTAAACTATCTAAAGCGCCAGTACGTAAGTGTGCTGGGATTGTCGCTCCTGCTTCTCTAAATAATGCTATATCGTTTGCCATGTTATACGCTCCTAATAGTGTTTGATTTTACGATCAAGTCAGCAAGTTCTGCCTTGTTATATATGTTTGTGCCCGACAGGCCTTTACGGTAAGCCTTTATTAACCCTTTATTTCTAAAGGACGCCAGAGTCTGGCGACTTATCTTTAGCAGAGCCAATACTTCCGCAGTGGACAACCACTGGTCATCTGTGAGCTGGTCATCATAGCCCTCATCTAAATTCTCGTCAAATTTCATTTCAATTACTCCTTATTTTGCTTTGCGAACAGACACTGTATATGTACTGCTACTGTTAAGCCCGATGGGCAGTTGATCTGGATTTTCTTCCAGGAATCTTTTCATATTACCTTGGCTAATACGTTGCTCCATAAGATGCATGGCGTCATGCTCTTTTATAAAGGCATACATACTTCCCCAATCATTAGTAGTGAACCTTGTAGAAATACTACGAGATACTGTGCCATAAGTAGTTTTAATATTAGTAGCACCGACCTCTTTCATAATTTCTAGCATTTGGTTAGAAACCATCGCTTGCTGCTCTTTCAGCACATTATCCTGCTCTTCATAGGCGCGTAAAATTGCACTGCGTTTATCTCTAATTTTTATGTAGACTGATACTAATTTATCAGCAGTTACTTGTGTTTCCATTTTTATCTCCTTTGGTTCTCTTACGAAATTCGTAAGGCTGTGTATAGGTTACCATACTTTGTTATATAAGTCCAAATATATTTTTATACATATTTAGTAAAGTGTTTTGAGCTTCTGTTTTACTTGTCAAGCTTGCATATAAAGACCGTTCTACAGAGCTACCTACTAAGTGTACGACAGTACATGGGTTCTTTTGCCCTTGTCTATGTACCCTAGCATTAGCTTGTAAATAAGTCTCCGTACTAGTTATAGGCCCCCACCATATAATAGTGTTAGCCGCATGTAGTGTTACTCCATGAGCCGCGGCTTTGGGCTGTATGATAAGCACTTGTGGGTCTTTCTCTAATTGGAACTGGTTAAATATTTTAGTACGATTGTTTGCACTTACACCTCCATGAATAACATCGGACGTTATACCCAATGAATCTAAGTGCCGTTTAATTGTGACTATGCCATGTTTAAAATTTGCAAAGATGAGAACCTTATGACTGCTTTGCTCAATTATCTCCGTCATTTCTTTTAATCGCACCGAACAATCAAACTCTACCACTTCTCCTGTATCGGAATAGGCTGCACCGGATGATATCTGAAGAAGTTTATTCATTTTAACTGCCGCATTAACTGCACTTACCTCTTCTCCTGCGGCTTCAAACAACAACTCTTTCTTTAATAGATCATAATACTTTCTCTGTTGTGGGGTTATCGGGGTGTCTCTTTCTGTATAGGTTAACTCTGGTAAGTCTAAACATTCTTCTTTGGTATACCGAATTGCTGGTTGGAGTACCTTGTACACTATATCTTGTGCTTCAGGACGAGGGATATATTTAAACTGAGTTATCTTTAACATTACCTTGTCTTTAAACGCCCCG